CCCGCGACGTCATCGAGGCGCGCCGCGCGCTTCGAGCCCCCTTCGCTAGCGCCTCTGCCAGGACCGCGGCGATCCGCGTGAGCCAGGACGCCTTCGCCGCCCTCGAGGCGGCAATCGACGAGATCGAGAACTCCCCCGAGCCCCTCTCCCCTGAACCGGATCTGGAGGTCCACCATGAGCGACGTGCAGGAATTGCCACCGGGCGTGGTTGAGGTCGGCGGCGAGCGCTACATGCGCGATGCCGGCGGCCGTCTCGTGCCGCTCGCCGTGGTGCGGCCCGAGCACATGCTCGAGGACCAGACCGTCCGCAAGATCGTCACCTACGCCGACGAGCTGTCGGCGCAGATCGCCCGCTTCCGCGGCCATTGCTTCGACGATGTCACCACCTTCGTCGACCTGCTCTCCGAGCAGTATGGCGGCCGCCGCGGCGGCGCGAAGGGCAACACGACGCTGACCTCCTATGACGGCTGCCTGAAGGTCGTCGTGCAGGTGCAGGACCAGCTGTCTTTCGGCCCCGAGCTGCAGGTGGCGAAGGGGCTCGTCGACGAGTGCATCACGGCGTGGGCCGAGGGCGCCCGCACCGAGATCCGCGCCCTCGTCGAGCACGCCTTCAACGTCGATCGGGAGGGGCGGATCAATCGCGCCGCCTTGTTCCAGCTGCGGCGTCTCGAGATCGACGACCCGACCTGGAAGGCGGCGATGACGGCGATCGGCGACGCCATCCGCGTCATCGGCTCGCGCGAGTACGTGCGCTTCTACCGCCGACCGAATGCGAAGGCGCGGTGGGAAGCGATCTCCATCGACGTCGCGACGGCCTGAGGGAGGGTGTGATGGAGATCCGCTGTTCCTTCTGCGGCCGCGGCCGCGACGCCGTCGGCCGCCTCGTCGCCAATGCCGTAGCAGGCGTCGCGATCTGCGACGGCTGCCTCGAGGAATCGGCCGAGGCGCTCGGCCTGACGCTCGCGCCCCGCTCTGACCTTCCGGAGATCGCCGTCGCGACCAGGGCGGCGATCGGCGACATCGATCGGCTGATCGCCGCCGGTGTCGCGGCCCGTCATGCGCTGGCGAGCTGGCTGCCGACGGAGGCCGAGGACGCCACGCCGGTCGCCCCGGCGATCGCCGATCCTCTTACCACCCGCTGATCTCAGGAGGCTTGCATGGACATGGACGACACCGGTCCGGGCGGCTTTGCAGCCGGCGCGCTGAAGTCCTTCGTTGAGCGCATAGAGCGCCTCGAGGAGGAGAAAAAGACCCTCGGCGATGACATCAAGGACGTCTACGCCGAGGCGAAGGCGAACGGCTTTGACGTCGCCATCCTGCGGCAGGTGATCAAACTCCGGAAGCAGGATGCCGACGAGCGCTCCGAGCAGGAGACGCTGCTCGACCTCTATCTCGCCGCCCTCGGCATGCTGCCGGGATCGGCGTCGTGAGCCGCCGCCGCACCGACATGTTCGGCAGCGCTGTCCTGCAACGAGCCTCGCGTGCTTGGTGCTGGCGCACGGGGGCGATCGGCTTCGGCCCCGCGAGCCGGCGGGCGCCCAAGGACGCGTTCGATCTCGGCTGCGGCTCGCCGCGTCGGCTGCGGGACGTCGTCAGCGTGAACGCCCGTCACGCGTATGAAGGTCGTACGCTGCTCGTGCCGGGAGTGCCGGAAGCGCCGGATGACGTCGAGGCGCTGGCTGCCGCCAAGAGGTTTGCCGAGCTCGTTCAGTTGCGCCTCGCCGGAAAGAGCGGTTGGCCCGGCCAGCAGGTGCCGGCGTGATGGCCACCGGGCTCGCCCACGACCCGGCCGCCATCGCCGCGGCGCAGTCGCTGGTTCAGGCCGGCGCCGGCGACGCGGAGATCCGCGCGGCGATGGGCGCGGCCGCGACGGCCGGCGTCATCGCGCTCGCCCGCTCCAACGTCCGCCGGGCGGGGTCGATGCCGCCGCCCGGCGTCTGCCGCTCCTGCAGCACGCGGAGGCCGCACGGCTTCGAACGCACCGGCAGCGAGCCGTGGCCGGAGACAACGCTCTGCCCTGCCTGTGAGGGTGGCGCGCTGCACCAGGAGGTCGCGGCGATGGACCGCGACACCCTCGTCCAGCTCGCCTTGCAGTTCGCCCGCACGGACCCGTCTGCCTACCGCGTCACCGTCCACCGCTTACAGCGGTCTGCGGCGACGACCGGGGAGGACGCACCGTGAGCGGCAGCTATCCGCCTCTGACCGCGCAGATCGCCGAGCTGAAGCGCGAACGCAAAGCGCGCGACCTGACGTTTCCAACGGCCGTCGCCCGCGGACAGATGAGCGAGCACGAGGCGAAGCTCTGCAATGCCCATCTCGACGCGGCGATCGTCACTCTTGAATGGCTGCAGCGCAACGAGCTGACGATCAAGTCCGTCCTCGGGAAGGGGTCGCCATGAAGCGGCTGCCCACTGTCACGCTCGACGATCTCAGTCGCGACGAGTTGCGTGCGCTGGTTGACCGCTTGCGTGATCTTCACCGGATCGAAGTCCGCCCTGTCGACCTACTCCGCATTCGCAGCGACACGCTGTGGGCGCGCGCCAGCGAGGCGCTGCGCCAGTACGGCGAGGCGACGCGCGAGGTGCTGAGCGCCACCTCCACTATCGTGGGCGCGAAGTCCCTCCGCGCGCTCGACCGCTCATCTATTGCCGCCGGAGAGGCGTCTCGGCGCAGCTCGCGGCACCTAACCGCCTACAAGCGGCTGGCGGCCGAGCAACAAGCCATCGATCAACACATCGAGGAGCTGCAGAGCCGATGATCACTGCCGCATCCACCGACCACATCCGCGCCATCCATGCGCTCGCCCGCCGCGCCGGCCTCGACGAGGAGGCGCGTCGCGCCGTCATCGAGCGCGCCACCGGCAAGCGCTCCTCGAAAGAGCTGACCGCTGGCGAGGCCGGCCGCGTGATCGAGGACCTGAAGGCGCTCGCGACGCCGCGCCACCTCGTCGGTGACAACAAGCCGTCACGAGGGCACGTCGCCATCGATGGACCGTTCGGGCCGAAGCTGAAGGCGCTGTGGCTGACGGCCTGGAACCTCGGCCTTCTCGCCGACCGCACGGACCGGGCGCTTCTCGCCTTCGTCGAGCGGCAGACCGGCCTCTCGCATACACGCTGGCTGAAGGACGCGGTCGAGGCCTCGAAGGCGATCGAGGGCCTGAAGGCGTGGATCGCCCGGGCCGGCGGTGTGCGCTGGCCGCACCGCGACGCCGCCTCGCCGGAGGTACTGAAGCTCGCGGTGATTGCCGCGCAGCGCGCCCGTCTCGTCGCAGTCGGGCGGCCGGCCTCCGAGGGCGACGTCGACACCGCGGATCTCGACGCCGCCATGCAGACGCTCGGGCGCCGGCTGCGCAAAGCGGTGGGGCACAAGTGATGTCGTCCCGCCGCCGCCGCTCCTGGAAGCTGAAGCCGCTGCCCGGCGGGCTCGAGACGCTCGCTCGAGAGGTCTTTGAGCGGCACTCGTGGCTCGTTCAAGACGGCTACCGGCTCGCCGAGGGACAGTCGGGCGTATGGCGGCGCAAGGATGGCCGCTTGACGGTCCGGCTCGTCTATCGCTGCGGCGATCTCTCCTTCGTGTTCTCCGGCCGCTTCGAGGTGCGGCCCGGATGAAGCACGCCCCGCAGGCGCCACTGTTCGGCTGGCAGGTCAGGCGCGTCGCCGCCCTGATCGACGCCGACCGCGCGCGCCTGGCGGAACGGATCGCCCGGCTGCCGAGGCGCAGCCACAAGCGCCTGGCGCTCGAGCTGATGCTGGCGGATCTCACGCGCAAGGCCCTCGCCGACGAACTCGCTGCGACCTACGGAGACGCCGCGCCATGACGCAGCGTCCGCCCTCCGTCTTCGACGAGCTCGTCGCGGTCGCCGGCGAGGCGGCCGCGCTGAAACTCGTCGCTGCGCACGGGGGGACGATCCGGCACATCCCGGCGCGCGTTCGCTCCGACGACCACTGGCTCGTCCAATGCGTCGGCCGGGACGCCGCCGAGACGCTCTGTGCGCACTACCGCCAGATGATGGCGAGCGAGAGCTGGTCGGGGCAAAAGATCCTCGTGCCGCTCGGGCCGGCTGGCACAGGCGCAGAAGCCCGACGCCGGCTCGCAAAGGCGATCGAGGGCGGTGCGTCCAACGCCAAGGCAGCGCGCGCCGCCGGCCTTCACGAGCGAACCGCCCGCCGCATGCGCCGCCGGCTGCGCTCTGACGACCCCAGTCAGGGCCGGCTGTTCTGACGGGCGGACACCTGTCCATCCCGCTGCGCAACCCGTGATCCCGCCAAGCTGTGATCCTCGCACCGGGGGATCGCTCGTGTCCAGCTTCGGCCTCAAGGCTCATCGCCTCACCCGCGACGGCACCTCCGTCGCCTATCGAGCCTCGCCGAACCGTGGCGGTGCGCTCGCGCCTGATGGCATCGTCGTCCACGACACCGCCGGCGACATCGACGGCGCCGGATCGGTCGACTGGCTCTGCAACAACGCCGCGAAGGCGTCCGCGCACGTAGTGGTGCACCGCGACGGGCGGGTGACGCAGCTCGTGCCCTTTAACGTCGTCGCCTGGCACGCCGGTGTCTCGTCCTGGCGCGGCCGCTCCGGCTGCAACGGCTTCTCGATCGGCATCGAGATTGCGAGCCCCGGGAAGCTCGTCCGCGCTGCCGGCGGCTGGCGCACGGCGTACGGAGCAGCGATCCCGAAGGAAGAAGGCTTTCTCGTCGAGGAGGCGGACACGACGGTGCACGGGTACGGCGCCTGGCTGCACTACAGCGGCGCGCAGCTCGCGGCCGTCACCGGCATCTGCTTCGCGCTCCGCGCTGCCTATCCGGCGATCGCCTGGATCGCCCCGCACTGGGAAATCTCGCCCGGCCGGAAGGTCGACACCGGGCCGCTGTTCCCCCTCGAGGGGCTTCGCGCCCGGTTGTTCTCCGACGGGGCAGCGGAGCCATCGCCCGACGGTACGGACGCCACCACCAACGCTGGTGTTAACCAGCGGCGATGGCCGTCGCTCGCCGACAACATCCTGCGGGTTCTGGCGAAGGGCGTGCGCGTCCGCACGATCCGCTCGGGCATCTACGACAACGACGGCGACTGGGCGCGCTGGCACCTCGTGGAGGTACCTGGCATCGGCGAAGGCTGGGTGCACGGCGCCTATCTCGATCTCGACTGAGGACCGCACCCGTGCAGCAGCCCACCATCGGCCGCATCGTCCACTACGTCCTACCGGAGACCGGCCGCAACCCCGGCCAGGTCCGCCCCGGAATCGTCGTCCAGGTCTGGAAGCCGATCGACCCGGCGGATGCGCGGTCGGGCACCGTGAACCTTCACGTCGTCCGCGACGGCTGCAACGACACCGGCGTCGAGGACCACGCCTACACCGTCCACTACGACCCGGGGCACGCCCCCGGGACGTGGCACTGGCCCCCTCGCGACTGAGGAACATTCCATGATGCGGCTCGGGTTCGCTGTTCTCGTCGCGTTCGGCATCGCCGTCGTGCTCATGTCCTGGGCGGCTGCGGCCGAGCCGGCGCCCACCATCTCGGTCGGTTCCCTGCTCGGACCCTGGATCGAGGTCATCGTCCTCGTCCTCGGCTCGCCGATCGCGCTGGCGCTCGCCGGACTGTTCGTGCGACTCGCCGGCATGCTCGGCCTCACGATCGAGGAGGCGCGGCGGCAGCGCCTGCAGGAGATCATTCAGCGCGGCCTGATGCTCGCCGCCCAGCAGGCGAACAGTCGCCTCGACGGGAAGCTCACGATCGAGGCGCGCTCGACACTGGTCGAGGAGGCGGCCGCGTACACCACGCGCTATGGGCGGCAGACGCTGCAGCGGCTCGGACAGAACCCGGCCGACCTCGCCGCGGTGCGGGAGATCGTCAACGCCCGCCTGGCCGAGATGGCGCCGCTGTCGACCGGAGCGGAGCGAGGCTGAGATGGAGCTGCAGAGCCTCGTTCCCTGGCTAGGCGCCGCCGTCGGCGTCGCCTCGCTGCTCTACACGATCTTTTCGAACCGCGGGAAGGCGGCCGAGGCACGGGTGGTGACGCTGGAGACGCGCATCACGCTCTTGGAGAAGGCCGTCACGGCGGTGCAGGGCGACCTGGAGCACGTGCCGGGGAAGGATACCTCGCACCGCCTCGAGATGGCGATTCAGAGGATCGAAGGCAGCGTTGCGGTGATGGAGGAGCGGCTGAAGCCGATCGCCTCGATCTCGGAGCGGCTGCAGGAGATCCTGCTCGAACAGGCGAAACGCTGATGAACAGCATGGACCGCATCATCCGCGAGCAGTCGCGGGTCATCATCCTGAAGGCGCTCGCCGCTGAAGTGGCCGAGAGCCTCAACAGCGAGCTCCTGCGGCGCGAGCTCGAGCGGTTCGCGATCCATCGGCCGATCAGCTGGGTGCATGGCGAGTTGGCTTGGCTCGCCGAGGCGGGCGCGATCACCGTGCTGGAGGCCGGAACGGTGAAGGTGGCGACGCTGACCGAGCACGGCCACCGGCACCTGCGGCGTGAGATCGCCATCGAGGGCATCCAGCGGCCGAGCCGTCCGGAGGGGTGAGATGGCGGAGACGCGCGGCCGGCTCTCCTCGCTCGACCTGCTGCCGGAGGAGGCGCAGGACGCCCTGCAGTGGGCGATCGGCGAGCTCAACCAGCGCCGGCGCACACAGGCAGACATCCTGTTCGAGCTGAACGACCGGCTGGCGGCGGTCGGCTGCGACCCCATCTCGAAGTCCGCCTTCGGCCGCAAGTCCGTCCGCCTCGCCCGGCGCAACTGGCGCCTGCAGGAGCGGCAGTTCATCTACACCGGCATCGCCGAGCAGTTGACCCCGGAGGTGGTGGGCAAGAACGACCTGGTGCTCGGCGAGTTCATCAAGACGCTGATCGACGAGCTGCTCGACGGCGACGGCCTGTCGCCGAAGAACGCGATGGAGCTGGCGCGCGCCTACCAGTCGACGGTCTCCGCGCAGCGCACCTCGGCCGACCACCGGCGCCAGTTGCAGGACGACGCCAAGGCGCGCGTCGTCAAGGCGGCCGAGGACGCGGTGGGTGCGGTGACGGCCAGGGGCCACGCCGTGGACGGTGCCGAGGTGCTGCGGAAAATCCGCGAGGAAGTCTACGGCATCCGCGAGGCGGCGTGATGCGCTGCACCAACTGCGGATCCGAGCAGCATCCGACATCGCACTGCCCCGATACCTGGAGCGGCTCATCGGCGCGGCTGCACCTGCGCTGCACCTATTGTGGCGGGCGAGACCACAACTATGAGGCCTGCCCGAAGATCCGCTCGCACCCGGCTCCGGGCGGCGTCGCGCTCAAGGACAAGCGCCGATGACCGCGCCCGCCGTTCCGCTGCATGCCTACCAGCGCGACTGGTTCCTCGACCGGTCGCGGTTCAAGATCGGCATGTTCGCCCGCCAGACGGGCAAGACCTTTACCACCACGCTCGAATGCGTCGACGCCTGCTTCGAGGCGGCGGCAAGCGGCAAGCGCGACCGCTGGGTGATCCTGTCGCGCGGCGAACGCCAGGCGCGCGAGGCGATGGAGGAAGGCGTCAAGCGCCACGCGGCCGCCTACCGCCTCGGCTTCGAGGTGAACGACTTCGACTTCGCCGGCGACAACGGCACGGTGAAGGCGCTCGAGGTGGTGTTTCCCGGCGGCTCGCGCATCACGGCGCTGCCGGCGAACCCGGATACCGCCCGCGGTTTCTCCTCGAACGTGTTCCTCGACGAGTTCGCCTTCCACCAGGACAGCCGGGCGATCTGGAAGGCGCTGTTCCCGGTGATCTCGGCCGGATGGAAGCTCCGCGTCACCTCGACCCCGAACGGCAAGGGCAACAAGTTCTACGAGCTGATGACGGCAGAGGACGAGACCTGGTCGCGCCACGTCGTCGACATCTACCGGGCGGTCGCCGACGGGCTGCCGCGCGACATCGAAGAGCTGCGCGCCGGCCTCGCCGACGAGGACGCCTGGTCGCAGGAATATGAGCTGCAGTGGCTCGACGAGGCGTCTGCCTGGCTCTCCTACGACCTCATCACCTCCTGCGAGAGCCAGGACGCCGGCGACCCGGCGGGCTACCGCGGCGGGCCTTGCTTCGTCGGCCGCGACATCGGCCGGCGGCAGGACCTGCACGTCATCACCGTGCTCGAGCAGCTCGGCGACGTGCTCGTCGAGCGGGAGCGGGTCGAGCAGAAACGCAAGACCTTCGCCGAGATGGACGAGGCGTTCGACGACGTGATGAAGCGCTACCGGGTGGCGCGGGCGTGCATCGACCAGACCGGCATGGGCGAGAAGGTGGTGGAGGACGCGCAGCGCCGCCACGGCAGCCGGGTCGAGGGCGTGCTGTTCACCGGGCCGTCGAAGCTCATCATGGCGACGGCGGGGAAGGAAGCCTTCGAGGACCGACGCGTCCGCATCCCCGAGGGTGACCAGAAGCTGCGCGCGGACCTCCACAAGCTCCGCAAGGTGGCGTCGGCGACCGGGGCGCCGCGCTTCGTCGCCGAGCGTGACGACGACCATGCCGACCGCACCTGGGCGCTGTTCCTGGCGATCCACGCGGCGAGCGATCCCCCGGCCTACGGCTACATGGCCGTGCACGAGCTCGGCGGCGATGACGCGCAAGACTTCTGGGGGCGCGAACGCGGCGCCCACCGCAGCGGACCCGAGCCGGGCCGCCGCGACGGACTGTGGTGAGGTGACATGACCGGGCTCATCTATCCGGACGGCCGGCCGATCCCGACTGCGAAGAAGGCCGACCTCGCCCGCGAGATCTCCGGCCCGACGACGACGGGCATCCGCAACCACTATTCCGACGTCGTCGCCTCGGGGCTGACGCCGGGCAAGCTCGCGCAGCTGCTGCGCGCCGCGGACGAGGGCGACCCCGACGCCTATCTGGCGCTCGCCGAGGAAATGGAGGAGCGCGACCTCCACTACCGCTCGCAGCTCGGGACCCGGAAGGGCGCGCTGCTCGGCATTGAACCGCAGGTGGAGGCCGCGAGCGACGCGGCCGGCGACCAGACGATCGCCGACGCGGTGCGCGAGATGGTCGCGCGGCCGCAGTTCGGCGAGCTCGTCGAGGACCTGGTCGACGCCCTCGGCAAGGGATACGCGGTCAGCGAGGTGATCTGGAACACCAAGGCACCGGTCTGGGAACCGATAGCCTACAAATGGCGCGACCCGCGGTGGTTCCAGTTCGACCGGGTCGACCGCACGACGCTGCGGCTGAAGGACGTCGGCTCTCCGGACGGCGTCGACCTCGCTCCCGGCAAGTTCGTCGTGCACGTGCCGAAGCTGAAGAGCGGCATCCCGATCCGCGGCGGCCTGGCGCGCCTGGCGTCCTGGTGCTTCCTGCTCAAGAGCTACACACTCAAGGACTGGGCGCAGTTCGCCGAGATCTACGGGCTGCCGCTGCGCGTCGGCAAGTATCACGACGGGGCGAGCGAGGACGACAAGCGTGTGCTGCTGCGCGCCGTCCGCGACATCGCCGCCGATGCCGGCGTGATCATTCCGGACCGTATGGCGTTGGAGTTCGAGGAAGTGGGTGCGACCGGGGAGCCGGTGTTCGGGGCGCTCGTCGACTTCCTCAACGCCGAGATCTCGAAGGGCATCATCGGTCAGACGATGACGAGCGACGACGGCGCGAGCCTCGCCCAGGCGAAGGTGCACGACGGCGTTCGCATGGACATCGCCAGGATGGACGGGCGCCAGCTCGGCCGCACCCTCAGCGCCCAGCTCGTCGTGCCGTTCGTACAGTTCAACTTCGGACCGCAGGACGCCTATCCGCGGGTGACGTTCCCGATCGAGGAGCCCGAGGATCTCACGGCTCTCGCCGACAACCTTGTGAAGATCGTCACGATGGGGGCTCCCGTCGGCGTGTCCGTGGTGCGCGACCGGTTTGGCTGGCCCGATCCCGCCCCCGGCGAGGAGGTGCTGCGAGCACCACGGCCGCAGCCGGCTCCGGGCGAGGCAGATCCTCCCGACGGCCCTTCGAAGCCGCCTCGAAGGGCGGTTGCGAGGGCGCTCGCGCCCGTCTGCCCGGGCTGCGGCGAGCGGCACGCGCTGGCGGCCACGATCCCGTCCGGCGACCCTCTCGACCGCCTGGTCCAAGCCGCCCTCGAGGAGTGGGAGCCGGCGCTCGCCCCGACGATCGACGCGGTCCGCAAGGCAGTAGCGGCGGCCGATAGCTTCGAGGATCTCCGCGCCCGCATGGACGAGCTCGCCGGCGCGCTTCCCGCCGACGAGCTTTCCCGGATCCTCGCCGGCCTCACGATGATCGCAAGGGGCATCGGCCAGGCGGGGGGCTGACGTGGCTGACGAGAAGGATCCGGCGATCGGGCGCGAGGGACTGTTCACCGAGGCGCCGGAGCCGGTGCGCCGCTATTTCCGCGAGCGCGAAAGCCGGGAGTCGTTCCACTGGACCGAGCTCGCGCCGCAGGAACACGCGAAAGCGTTCACCGTCGCCAAGACGCTCGGCTACGACGTGCTGGCCGACATCCGCGCGGCCGTGGACGATGCCGTGGTCAACCGGCGCACCTTCGAAGAGTTCCGCGCCGGCCTGGAGCCGCTGCTGCGCGCCAAGGGCTGGTGGGGCAAGGCGATCCAGGTCGACCCGCTGACGGGCGAGGCGGTCGAGGTGCTGCTCGGCTCGCCCCGGCGGCTCAGGACGATCTACTGGGCGAACGTCTATGCCGCTCACGCCGCCGGCGAATGGGACCGCATCCAGGAATCGAAGCGGGTGCTGCCGTTCCTGCTCTATGTCCGCACGACGGCGAAGGAGCCGCGGGAGGAACACGAGGCGTGGGTCGGCACCGTTTTGCCGGTCGACCACCCCTGGTGGGACACACACTTCCCGCCGAACGGCTGGGGCTGCAAGTGCTCCGTCGAACAGATCTCACGGTCGCGGGCGCGCACGCTCGGCTATGACCCGGACAGGCCGCCGCCGGCGCTGAAGCTGAAGCCGTGGGCGAACCGGCGCACCGGCGAAACCGTCATGGTGCCCGACGGCATCGACCCCGGCTGGCAGGGCAACCCCGGGAAGACGCGCGCGAAACTCGCCGCCGATCTCGCCGCCGGCCGGATCGATGCGATGCCGCCGGCCGCGCAGCAAACGGCGGCCGCCGACCTTGCCGCCTCGCCACTGGCGCGGGCGATCACCGGCGGCGTCGTTCCTTACCGGCGCGGCGACGACACGCCGGCGAACAAGGAAGCCGGACGCATAGCCGTCCCGATCGCAGCACTGCCCGCCGCGCTGTCGACGGCGATCGGCGCCGCCACTCAGGTCGTCAGGCTGTCCGTGGCGGACGCGGCGAAAATGGTGGCCCATCATCCGGAGATTGCCGTCGCCGACCTCGGGCGCCTGCAGGCGGCGGCTGCTGCGCCGACGACGCGCCGCGTGCTCGAGCGCGATCGCGGGCAGCTGCACCTCACCTGGGCCGATGCCGGGGGCTTCTGGCACGCGGTGGTGAGGCGAGCGGCCGCCGGTCGCTCGCTCTTCCTGAAGACGCTCCACCGGTTCGACAACGACCCGGGCTACGCCGATCGCATCCGCCGGCGCGGCGACGAAGTGTAGGGGCATCGGAGGAGGATGGTGGTACCCCGGGCGGCTGCCGAGCCGCCGCCGGCCAGAGAGCCGGGCAGGCACTTCGCGGGGCACCCCCACCATAGCTGCGGCGACATTCGCAGGGAAGCCCGCTGATGCGCGTTCCCCTCCAGGGGCGCCGATCCCCGCAGCGACCCGGGAATGCGCACGGACATCTTCGAAAAGTGCTTCGACGCGCCTGTTTCTTCGGAAGGCTCGTGGGCAACCGCGTCTGACGCCGCATCGGCTGACTGAGCACGTCGGGGACAGGCGTCCCCGGCGACGATCCGGGGGTGGGGCTCGATGTTGGGCCCATGCAGCACGCCCGCGCCGCTTCGAGCATCCTGACCGAGGTCGCCGCCCCACCGCAAGGGGGCGCGCCCGATTGGGTGATGCTGTTTCCGGCAGGGCCGGACATCGTCGCGAACGACGGCCGGCGCTGGCGGATCGACGACGCGGCGGCCGTGGTTGCGGCCACGAAGGCCAAGGCCGGCTCGCTGCACCTGCCGATCGACTGGGAACACGCCGCCGATCACAAGGCGCCGAAGGGCGAGCCGGCTCCGGCGGCTGGCTGGATCGAGGACTTCGAGGTCCGCGACGGCGCCATCTTTGGCCGCGTCGCCTGGACCGACGCCGGCGGCGCCTCCGTCGCCGGCCGCTCCTACCGCTACCTCTCGCCGAGCTTCATGCACGACACGTCCGGCCGCGTCGCCTGGATCGTCGGGGCCGGCCTGGTCAACCGCCCGGCGATCGACATGCCGGCGCTCGCCTCCCAGCAACAGGAAGAAACCGACATGGACAAGGCGCTCCTCGCCGCCCTCGGCCTGCCCGAGACGGCCACGCTCGAGCAGGCGACCGCGGCCGCCACGAAGCTGGCCGGCGACCTCTCGTCCGCCCAGGCGGCGGCCGATCCGACCAAGTTCGTGCCGAAGGCCGATCTCGACGCCGCCCTGACGCGCGCGACCGCCGCCGAGCAGAAGCTCGCCGAGCGCGACACCGCCGCCGTCGAGGCGAAGGCGACGGCGCTGGTCGAGGCGGCGATCACTGCTGCCAAGGTCGCCCCGGCCTCGCGTGACCACTACCTGGCGCTCGCCCGCAAGGACTACGCGGCCGTCGAGACGCTGCTCGGCTCCCTGCCGGCGCTGGCCATCGCCGACCCGTCCAAGACCAGCACGCCGCCGCCGAAGGACAACGCCGCCCCGCTCACCGCCGAGGAGAAGGCGATCGCCGCCAGCCTCGGCCTGAGCGAGCCGGACTTCATCAAGGCGCGCGCCGCCGCCTGACCCCGCCCGACCCCTGCACAACCGGAGTAGCAGAGCATGGCTGCCTTGACCCGCCCCCGCGACACGAAGCGACGGGAAGGCGATTTCCGCGAGCCCGTCGCCACCACGAAGTGCTGGCAGGGCGGCATGGTCTGCCTGAACGCCGGCGCCGCCGTCGCCGGCGTCACCGCCACCGGCCTCGTCTGCATCGGCGTGGCGCAGAACACCGCCGAGATCGGCGAGCGCGTCCGCACGAAGCGTGGCGTGTTCCTGTTCGGCAACTCCGCGTCGGGCGACGCCATCGCCGCCGCCGACATCGGCTCCGATTGCTGGATCGTCGACGACCAGACGGTCGCCAAGACGAACGGCAGCTCCACCCGCAGCAAGGCCGGCAAGGTCTTCGACGTGGACGCCGCCGGCGTCTGGGTCGAGTTCGTCTGAGGTCCAACCCATGCAGATCAATTCGGCGAACCTTCGCTCGCTCTACATCGGCTTCAAGGCCAACTTCCAGAGCGGCCTCGGCATGGCCGCGCCGCAGGCCGGCGTCGTCACCACCGAGGTGCCGTCGTCGACGCGCGAGAACGAGTACGGCTGGATCGGCAAGATCCCGAACGTCAAGCAGTGGATCGGCGACCGCGTCGTCCACAACATCGCGAACCACGGCTACGCCATCAAGAACCTCCCCTGGGAGCTGACGATCGGCGTCGATCGCGACGACATCGAGGACGACAACATCGGCGTCTACGCGCCGCTGTTCACCGAGATGGGCTCTTCCACCGCCTCGCACCGCGAGCAGCTGATCTGGGGGGCGCTGAAGGCCGGCTTCTCGACCAAGTGTTACGACGGGCAGTTCTTCTTCGACACCGATCATCCCGTGCTGAACGAGGCCGGCGCGGAGGTCTCGGTGGCGAACACCGACGGCGGCTCCGGCGCGTCCTGGTTCCTGATCGACGACAGCCGGGCGCTGAAGCCGATCATCTTCCAGAAGCGCAAGGACTTCACCTTCGTGGCGAAGGACAGCCCCGACGACGAGAACGTCTTCCACAAGAAGGAGTTCGTCTACGGCGTCGATGCCCGCCACAACGTCGGCTACGGCTTCTGGCAGTTCGCCTGGGGCTCGAAGCAGCCCCTCGACAAGGCGAACTACAAGGAAGCCCGCACCGCGCTGATGGGCATGAAGGGCGACTACGGCCGCCCGCTCGGCCTGATGCCGCGCACGCTGGTCGTGCCGCCGTCCCTCGAGGAGGAGGCCCTCGAACTCCTGAACGCCGAGCGCGACGCCGCCGGCGCGACCAACGTCTACAAGGGCACGGCCAAGCTCGTCGTCGTGCCCTGGCTCGCCTGAGCCGCGTCTTCCTTCTGGCCCCGGCGGCTCATCGCCGGGGCCATCGGCAAGACGCGAGGAAGGCGACGGCGATGGCAAAGGCACCCGCGGCCGGGAAGGCCCGCACGAAATCCAAGGATACCGATGGCGCCCCGCCGGCGCCGGCCGCAGCGACCGCTCCCGCGGCCGTGGCGGCCGGGGTCGAAAGCGCCTCGAGCATGGCCGGCAGCGATCCCGTCGGGGACGACGCGGCCATCGGCGGGGCCGATGGCGAAGCCGGCAAGGGCGACGGGGCGGCGGCGGGGACCGCTCCCGATCCCGGCATCGAGCAGGAATGCCTCGTCGTGACCGGTCCCGAGCGCGGCCGCCGGCGATGCGGCGTCCGCTTCGGCTCGGAGCCGGAGGTCATTCCGCTCGCCTGGCTTCGTCCGGGCGAGGTCGAGGCGATCGAGGCCGACCCTGAGCTGACCGTCGTGCGCGAGCTGCGCGTCGTCCGACCACTCTGATCCCTTCGAGCCGCGGTCCGCCGCGGCGCGAACGTCCCCGGCCGGAGCCCGTGTCTCGCCGTCCGCCGCCGGCCGGGGACTGACCATCCACACCACCAGGTGAACCGTGAGCTACTGCACCCGCACCGACATCGAGGCGATCTACGGCGCGCCCTTCTTGGGCGAGGTGCTGCCGGATCTGCCCGAGCTCGACGAGCCGGAGCGAGCGGCCGCCGTTGCGGCGATCGTCGCGGCAGCTTGCGATGCGGCGACCTCCGAAATCGACAGCCACATCGGTCGCCGCTACCGCCTGCCGCTTTCGACGACCCCGCTCTTCCTGAAGCAGATCGCCGTCGACATCGCCGTCTACCGCCTCTGCAACACCCACGACCGCCTCACCGAGGAGATCACCAAGCGCTACGAGCACGGCGTGAAGCACCTCGGCCGCATCGCCGAGGGCAAGGCCGGGCTCGGCGAGGCCGAACCCGCCGCTTCGGACGGAACGCCGCCGCCGGCCTCGGCCGAGTTCTTCTCCCGAGAACGGCGGGGCTGGTGATGGCCGGCGACATGATCACCGTCGATGTGGTGCGGGACACGGCGACACCCCGCCTCCTGGCGCTCTCGGCACTGGAGCGGCACGAGCTCGTCACCGGGCTGGCGAGCCTCGTCCAGGAGCAGACGCGCCGGCGCATCCGCGACACGAAGACCGCCCCCGACGGCACGCCCTGGAAGCCGAACCGCGCCGGAACCTCGACGCTGCTCGCGACCGGCGCCCTGCTTCGCTCGATCGACCGCATGGTGGAGGGTGACCAGGCGATCGTCGGCACCGGCCTCGTCTATGCCCGCATCCACCAGCGCGGCGGCAAGATCGTCCCGAAGACGAAGAAGGCCCTGCGCTTCATGGCCGGCGGCAAGGTCGTGTTCGCCCGGTCGGTGACGATCCCGGCCAGGCCCTATCTCGGCGTCTCGGTCGAGGACGGACGCGAGATCGAGGAGACCGCGCGCGACTTTGTCGAGGCGGTGCTGGCAAGCGACGACGCGGAGGGGGCACCGTGACCAGCCGCGTCGTCAGCTTTGCCCGGGCGATCACCGCCACGCTGCAGACCGCCGCGCCGGCGGCGAGAACTGTCGAGTGGCAACTCGGCCGCTTCGACTTCGACGACCTGAAGCGGGTCTCGGCGCGTGCGCCGATCGCCGTCGTCGGCATAATCGAGGTCCCGCTTCGCAAAAACACCGACGGCAATCCCTCCGGTGACACGCGCGTCGCGGTCTTCGTCGTGACGAAGGGCCAGAAGGATCGCCGCGAGGAGGAGGCCTGGACGATCGCCGAGCAGGTCGCCGTCACAGCCTGTGAGCCGCAGATGTGGGGGCTCACCGGCCTCGGCGTACCGACCGACGTGCGCATAGAGCCGCTCGCCTCCGACGAAGGCGACAAGCTCGGCGCCGCGCTGATCGCCGTGGAGTGGCGGCAGTTACTGCACCGGATTGGCGTCGGCGCCTTCGAGGCCGACCCGCCGGCACCCGGCACGCTGATCATCGGCGACGGCGACGAGCCGGAGATCGCGCCGGAGGTATCCCCGTGAGCCTCCTCGCCCGCGAGATCCGCGTCCTCCGCAAGACGACCGACGACCTCGAGCGGCGGCTGAAGTCGTCGCACATCCAGGGCGTCGTCGAGAGCGTCGAGGGCGATCGCGTCCGCATCCGCATCGCCGACCAGGGCGCCGCCGGCGGCCCCGTCCTGTCGCCGAAGGTGCGCTGGCAGGAACAGGCCGGCGGCGGGGGCGGCATCACGACCTGGTCGCCGCCGAAGGTGGGCGAGCCGATGGTCCTGATCTCCCCCGGCGGAGAGATCGGCGAGCAGTCCTACGCCGTCCGTGGCGTCTATTCGCAGCCGAACCCGGCGCCCGACGACCGGCCCGGCGTCCACGTCATCCAGGCGGGCAGCGACCGCATCGAGCTCGGCGGCGGCGCCCTGAAGATCGTCGCCGGCGGCAAGACCCAGACATTCACGGCCGACGGCCCGTCCTTCGAGGGCGACGACGTCAAGCACAACGACGTCTCGATCGGCTTCCAGCACGTCCACACCCAGGTCGAGCCCGGCGGAGCCCTGTCCGGACCGCCGCCCGGCGAATGAGGAGGCAGCATGCGCGAGAAGAAGAAATACCAGGTCACAGAGACCGCACCGATCGAGGTCGCCGGCCGGCGCGTGGCGCCGGGGGACGTGCTCGAGCTGACGGAGCCGCAGGCCCGCTACGAGCTTCTGCAGGGCTTCGTCGAGCCCTTCGAAGCGCCGTCGAAGAAGGCGGCGAAGACCAAGAGCGATCCGGCCGGCGGCGCCGGCGCGGCCGGCTGAGGCGGCTCGGGATGGCGCGGCACGGCATGAACGCGGCGACTGGACAGCTCCTGTCCGGGTGGCCGCATGTCGTGCAGTCGATCGGCGTCATCCTGACGACGCGGCTCGCCACCCGCGTCATGCGCCGGACCTTCGGCTCGCGGCTGAAGGAGCTGCAGGACGCGCCGGGCAACCGGCGCACGCTCCTCGAGGTCTACGCCGCCGTGGCTGATGCCCTGGCGAAGTGGGAGCCGGGCTTCCGGCTCCAGACGGTCGAGCTCACGCGCGCCGGGCCGGACGGTGTCTACGCCTTCGTGCTGACCGGCATCTACTACCCGCGTGGCCACCTCGGCGACTTCACCCTGTCGGAGCCGGCGACGACCCGCCTGCCGGTGGCCGTCAACGACAATGGCTACGTCGTCGTCGGGGTCGCCGCATGACCGGCCTGCCGCTCGATCTGTCGCGGCTGCCGCCGCCGAACGTCGTCGAGGCGCTGTCCTTCGAGGCGATCCGTGCCGCGCTCGTCGCCGACTTTACCACCCGATGGGATGCGCTGCGCGTGCAGCGGCCGGAGCTGCCTGCGATCGACGTCGGCAGTCTAGAGACGGATCCGCTCCTCGCTGTCGCCTTCCAGTCCTTCGCCTATCG